AGGTGCGCCTGTAGGATTTGCAGCACTTGTTAGTAGTCGTTGCTTCCAATCATCCATTGTCATTTGCCCGGCTGGTTTAGTTTCACCAGCCAACGCTTTTTCTCTAGCCGCATCATCAGCAACTCTTTTACCCTCAATTGCTGCCATCGTCTTAACTCTTTGTTGGTTCAATTGTTCTTCAGTCATGTTACTTTTAGCATCATATATATTTTGTTGACGTTGTATATTTTCTATTCGCTTTTTATTTTTCTTAGGGTCTAAAGAATCAGGTATCTCAGGTCTATCCATATCATCAGTTGCACTTCTAGTGTCAGCACCTGCTAAACCTTCTTCATCATATCTAGAAGGGAAGTATTGAGTAAAGTCAGTTTTTGCATCGCTTTCAGCACTCATGTTGTTCATTAATGATGCCAAAAATTGTTCTGACTCATCTCCTTCTCTTCTATGTTGAACTCTTTTATCAGGATTATTTCTAAAGTATTCCAACATCTTTTCTTTTTGTGCTGGTGTTTCTACTTCAGCACCTCTAAAAGATGTAGCCAATCTTTGTGGTTGGAACTTACCCTCAGGAGTCAAGCCTGTAGGATATGGATTACCACTTTGATTTGACCTACTTTGTGCAGGTGAACTGTCTTGTTCAGGTAGATGTGGTAAGAGAGCCTCTATGCTTTCTGCGGTTACAGGAAAATTATTATCCTGTAATAATTTCATCGCTTGCATAACTTTTTGCATATTCAAACCATCAGAAGTAGACTGTTGAGTTGTGGTTTCTTTTGGTAAGATTGGTGCAATTTTTGGTGGGGTAGAAGCGGCTTGGGGTGTTTTTTTGGATTTTGGCTTCTTAAAGTCAGACCGCTTCGCCCCAACTATCTCAGTAAGCCCATGCTTTTCAGGGTTTTGTTGCATATCTAAGACTAAGTTTTGTCTTAATGCTTCTTTTTGATGTTCAGGGATGTCCATACCGCTATCCCGAATCATTTTGGCGGCTCTTTGCCCTATACTACCTTTGAAACCATCAGCATGTGAAACAAACTTGGGTGGTGCTTCTTCTTTAGGAGGTTTATCAATCACTTCTAAACCAAAATTATGAGGCATATTTAGAATGTCATTTTCTAACTTTTTTCGATAATCTTCTTTTTGTTCTTTAGTTAAATCTTTAGGATTTATACCTAATTCTGCAAACTTTTGATTCATTAGTCTATTAGCATATTGCCCTGTAGTGCCTTTGTACCCTGTTTCGGTATGGTGAATAAAAGTTTTTTTGTATTTTCTAGATAAGTAATCTTTCCTTTTCTTTCTTGCTTTCAAGACTTCAAAAAAATCACTCATTCTTTCACCCCTAAATTGTAATCCATTGGTTTCTTACAAGTAGCACAATTTTCCCTCCACATGAAATGAAGCATACCACAATGAGTACATCTAGTACCCGATTTGATATTTAGAACATCAGATGCTTTTTGAGCGTTGGCTCTTTGTTTAGTAATAACACCCTTCAAAGGATTTTTCTCATCAATAACCATGTTAGGATGATAATGCTCTTCTGCTCTTACACCTTGTTTTTGAAGTCTTTCTATATCTTCAATATCTAAGTGCTTTAAGCCAAAACTCATTCATCATCCCACCCATTCATGCTTTCTGATATATCACTAAAAATATGTTACCTAATACTGTTATAGGTTCAACGGAGATTATTTTAGAACTAACATATCCTGTTAATGCTTCTATATCCGTTGTCATGCTAGTGCTTAATGCACCGTCATTACCTGCCCCGGAAAACTCCTTAGGGCTATATGGGCCAATAACTTGTATTGCTTTAACCATTTATTTCACCGCCTTAACTGCGGCGACCAAATGCGTACCATGTACCGTCTTGTCCGGCTACAGTCTGTAATACTAATGTTGAACCGTTAATCAATGTAAAAACACCGTCAACTCCCGCCCCTGTGCCAGCAGTAGTAGAGCCAGCATTTGCGCCAGCCCCCACTATTGTTGCAAGCATAGAAGAGAGGTCAATGTTTCCACCTGTGTCGCTTCCGCCATTAGTGAAAGTTCCTGTTACCATCATAAGGTCGCCTATGTAATGCGGTCTTGTATCTTGTGTACTTGTAAATGCCATTTTATTTTCACTCTCCGTTTTCTAATGTTTCTGTTTCTATCGGTACTTCAACCGCTTCTTCTACTGCCTCTTCTACAACAGGGGTAGGGGCAGGTGGGTTTAGAGTTTCCTCTACTAGTGTAAGTAAACCACTCTTCGTGGTATAACCTCTAGAAATTGTTACATTTCTTTCAACTAACCATGCTTTTATGTCGCTATTTCTCCATCCAGCATCAGGGATGCCGTCTAAACCAGCGTCTACGGTTACACCTTCATCACCGATTAAAGTGAACTTAGGCTCTCCGATAACTCTACGCCATTCATCAACCCAAGTTTGACTGACTTCTTTCTCTTCTCCACGAGTGAAGTCAGTCATTTTTGGGTCAGGACACCTACCGTAGAATGAAGGCCCATTGTATCTTATAATAGGCATTCAGAACCACCTCAGTTGTAGAATACTACAAGTTGTCCACTAGTTACAGTTCCGGTTGTAGGTAATGTAACTACCAAACCGTTTATCGTTGCACCGAGCGTTTGAGCGTTTGCGCTTGTACCGCCAGTTGCTATTGCTGTGAGAATTGCACTTGCACCGCCGCTTAATGTGACGGTTGCACCGTTAGTTGTTGAACCTAATGTAATCAGTGCCATCTTAGGTGCTGCGTCATATCCATTCGCCCCATCTGAGTTTGATGCGTTGAAAGTACCCGGCCCTCCGCCCGGATAACTTACATCTGCTGCCCCGTCTAACCACTCAGTGGTGTCATGAGTACCTGCTCTAAGTTCCCATGCACCTACTAGTGTTGCTGTTGTACTGCTTCCTGTTACTGTTAATGTATCTGCCATATCTTATTCCTCCTGTATCTTCAATTCTCCACGAATCTCAGACTAAATCCCTCACTGAGCCTTGTGCTCCAAAGAAAGTAGTCCATACTTCACCCATAGTTCGGTAAAGTCCTTCCTGTCCTAGTCTGTTAATTGCGAATGGGTCGCCTGTTTCGATACCGGACTCAAAGTATTGAGTCGGGATTGCTGTACTGAAGTACATGTAATCAGTGTCTAAGAAGTATAGACGGCTGATTCCGCCATCATCAGGCATATCCTTTGTTGGGATAATTGGTACACCGTTGTATGTTGCTACGATGAAACCTGCTTCGATTCCGGGTACACCCTTCACACCGTTGTAGGTAGGGGTAACTCTCTTCTCTTCCATGAATCTCTGTTGTGATTGTAGAAGTTGTTGTAATCTCATTAGAGTATCGTAACCTGTTAGAATAACCTTAGGGTTTCCTCCACGTTCCCAAATGCGCTGGAACAATGTGTCTAGATGGTCTAGACTGAAGGTTCTACGGCTTGCATCTGCTGTATCAGCAGCGCAATCCATTTCAGCATGACTCCATGAGTTAGCACTTCTATCAATTGAGTAGATGTCTAGGTCAGAAGCAGCAGTAACGTGTGCGTTAGTGCTTGATGTTTTCAATCCTGTTAATCCTGTTGTACCTCCATCTCCAGCAGTAATTCTGTCTAATGACTCAAAGTTATTTGCTGCTGGTGTATCAACATCACCTAATAGCATTTTATTTACCATTTCAGCGTGGTGTTTACCCATTTCTTCTTTCAGAACTGCTCTGATGTCTCCAAGACCATCATCACGGTCTGCTAGGAAAATTGCTGTTTCAGACATATCGAATGTGTGAGCAATTGTCTTAGGTTTTGCACCGATGTGTTGGAATGTAGGTTTTACAGTCTCAGGTAATGTTGCGTTTTCTGCAACTCCACCATGTAGAGCACCGCCGTTAGGCTTTGCAGTAATAACACGCCATCCACTTCTATCCCACGGTTTCTTAGGTAGTATAGAGAACGCATTGAACTCTTGGTTCAGTTGCGACCATACTTTTCTACCGTAGATTGCTTGGTAAGTACCAGCGGTAGTTGATAGCATAGGGCTATCAGCCTTAAGTAATTCACTACCTGTGTAAGAGTAACCCATTGAGTTACCTGCACCGTAGTAGTATCTTTCCATATCAGTTATTGTTCGTACATAATCTCTTGCCATTTATTTCACTCTCCCCTTTCAAAAGCCCTGTCTGCTAGGGCGTGAACCTCATCCCATGACATTTTGTGCATGTCCTGAGTTGATGGAATAGTTACTTGTGGTGTTGTGTCTGCACTCTTAGCGATGGTTGTTGTACCGTCTGCTGAAGTCATACCGTCAATTCTCGCATTAAGAGAGTTTAGAGCCTTCATTACTTCATCAAGTGGGCCACGAGCATCAAATTGTTGTGCTTGCGCTTTTGCAATTTCTACTTGCCTTTCATTAGCAAATCGGTTTGCAAAGGTTGATTCTAGAGAACCACGGAACTCTTGTTCCATAGCCGCTGCTTTGTAGACTTCATACGCTGCTTCTACATCTGCATCACTTACTGAATCAGGTGTTAGGAAATCAGATTTCTTAACATCTTTCTTTCCACCACTTCCTGTTGTACGGGAAATAGCATTAGTGGAAGGTGCGCCGTTTTCTTGCACTCGACCTTTAACTTGTGCTGCGAATCTTTCTGCACCATCGTCTTTTAGGTCTGAACCCAAGTTTGCTTTGTTGAGGTCATCGAAGTGTGCTCTTGCACCATCAATGTCCACACCGCCGCTTTTTAGGGTGTTTTCCATCCAATCTAAGTAATCTGATGTGATAACGTCAGAAAACTCAGACTTTTCTTTATCGTCTTTATCTTCATCTTTCTTATCAGCAGATGCCTTTTCTTTGTCGTCTTTCTTTTCAGAAGATTCTTTCTTGTCTGCGATTGCTTCTTTGAGTGCTGGTGGCATAGAGCCTTTTTCCATAGCGTCAAGTCTGCCTTCTAGACGAGAGAGAACATCTCCTAGTTGTTTCGTCATATCTTCATTTTCTTCGGTCATTTTATTCACTTCCTTTGTTTTATCTTGTTTTAATATTCTAAATGTTGCTTCAGGGTTTATTCCTTTTTCACAGATTGTTATTTCGTGTAATTCTAGTTTGCTGATTTCTTGATAGTCGCCGTGTTTTGGGTCGCTTTTTCTTACTCTTTTGAATGCTTGTCCACCTATGCTAAATCCTCTAAGTTTACCTTTTCTGATTTCAGCCGCAACTTCTTTTGCTTTTTCGATGTCATCACGTAACTGTATTACTACAAACATTCCGACATCATCAACTTCGCTTTTCCATACCCTCCCTTCGCTATCTGTGTAATTTGGAATAACTTCTCCGACTTGTATATTTGAGTGTGCTAGTTGTACGTTTCTGTATTTTGGGTCGGTCATGAACTTTTTGAATCCGTCTTTCAAAGCGTTTTTTGTTATTAAATCTCCTTGTTTATCTACTAATTCTACGCTTGCGTACCCTGCCACTACCAAATCATTCCCTGCTTTGAGCAAGGTGATTGTATCATCACCATAGAGGCTTGCTGCGGATAACACACACCATAATGTATTATGCAATACTATATCAATGAAGCGGAAATCAATTTATTCTTTTTGTTTCCAATGCTTTCTTCTCTCTATTGGGGTACTTCTCAGGTTTCTCAGGGTCTTGTTGTGGTCTTTCTTTCATATCCCAATCAGGTAAAGAAGCCTCATTGGTAAGTTTAGTTGGCCCTCTAGGGCTTTCTATATCACTACCAACATCAATACCTAAGCCTTTTCCACCCGACATTGGGAAATGTCCTTTTTCTAAAGCATCCATACTTCTTTCAATAATTTCTATAATATTTTTCAACATGTTTGGTTTGAGTAAAAGATTGGGGTCTTTCTTAGGTTTTAATATCCCAGCACTTTCTTGTTCCATAACTTCTGCTCTACGGTCTGAAATAACTTCATCATCTTCAGTATCATCTTTTTCTTCTTTCACCATTTCATAAAATGCAGGTCGCCAATACTTTTCTAAACTTTTAGTTAAAGTTAATGTATAGTTGCTATTGTTTAACTCTCCTAATATGGCACGTGGGTTGATAGGTTCTTCATCAACAATATCAAACTTAACTATGTCATGTTCATAATTAATTATGAATACATTTTCTTCTAATTCCATAGTAAAGGGTATGTGAAAGTCATCATCAGATTTAGTAAGTAAAATCCACTTAGGGTGTTTTTCTTCCCCTTTCATATAAGTTGATTTAGCATCTCTAATGAGTATTTTACAATCTTTATTTTCACTTCTCAAATACTTTATTGCTTCTTCTAAACCATCTTCATCTGTCATTCTTAAAGTAGAAGGACTAGGGATGAAAATATTTTCATGGCTATCAAATTGACTTCTTAATAATTTCATCCTTTCTCTTACATCCATGTCTGTTACATCGGTGTCATCATAATACATTAAATCCATCATGGTGATTCCTTTATCATTAAGAACTCCATCCATAATGAAGTTTTTACTTCCTAGTTTTCTAATAGATGTACGCATAGAATCAGATAACCCTACTTTTTCTCCATCATTAGTCTTGACTTCTATGAATGTACCCTTACGAGTAACTTTTACTCTTTGCCCCACTTCCATAGCAGCAACAACCCAATCTCCTGTGAATCCTTTCAACTCTTCTACATTCTCATAATCAAAAACTTTGTGATAAGGGTCAAGTAATGGCATTTCTTTTGGTAAGTTTTTCAATATATCACTTCTTGGTATCTTATCAAAACTAGTGGCTATGGTGTCATAATTGGTAGATTCGGGTATGGGGTTTTCAGGACTAATTCTATCTAAATTACTAGTAGGGGTAACATACATAGTGTCTAAACCCTGCTGATTTGCTAAATCTTGTATTCGTGATATAGTATTTTCTCCATGCATGGCAACTAAACCTTCTTCCGAGGCGGGTATCATATAACTCTGCTGTGTGTTATTTCCCCATTGTGCGTTTCCATCTCTATCTATATTCATACTAGTGCTTGAAGGAAACATTACTTTTCCATTGTGTATTTTTTGAGCACTACTAGAATAATATAGATAGGGGTTTATACCGTCATTAGAGCGCACAGAATTAATTTTATCTGAGCCATGAATTACTTCATCTCTTGTTACTCTACCTACATCTCCGGTATTTTCAACATCAGGCGATGCACCCTCATCATAACTAACTAAACTATCCATGAATCTTTTAGTTTTACTAGGTATACCTGAATCTTTCACACTAGTTCCTTTGGATTCATTACCGTAAATATTTCTTGGTAATTGGTGATAATCCAAACCCCAATGTTCTAATTCATCTTTTGTTGCTTGACTTAATAGCAAATGTTTTCTTGCTGGCATACGATTCAAAAGATGGCTTTTATCTAATGCTAGATTTTTTGTACCCCTACCGTATGTAGATTGGTTAAGTTGTTCTTCATAATATTCAATCATACTTTTGTGGTCTTTAACGTGGTTGGGAACATGCTCTTCTTGTGCTAATAAATTACCCATAGTAGTAAGATGTGTTTTACCTGATTGTAACACCCCTTCTACTATTTTTTTATTGTAATCTGAAGGAGGTATACTTAGTTTTTCAAAAAGTTCATTAATATATTCATCTTTATCTTCTCTTTCTAAATCTAGATTTATACCGTTATCTCTCACACTTTGAGCCATATCACGATGTGGTGATTGACCCAATTTAGTTTGTATACTATCAGTCTCTATTTCATTATGGGTCAAACCTAAACTATTTTTTCCATGTATTGAACCATCCGAGTGTAAAGCAAATAACTCAGCATCGTGTAATGCTTGTGCTGAGTCAATTAAAAATTGAGATGGGTTATCTAAAGGAAAAGCATCAGGGTTTGCTTTTTTCATACCCGGTATGATATGCTCTCTTGCTATATCATGTATAGCGTTTAAGTCTGATTTTTTCTCTCTTAGATTTCTTAACATAGCCCCATGTGATGTACCTAAACCTGTATCACTA